GAGCAGCCAGTCAGGCTCATGGTTGCCGAGCGCTCGCACGTCAGCCTGTGTGAGCGTCCGGTTGAATGCGGCGGGGTCGACCTGCTCGATGAAGCCCATGTCCGCCGAGTCGCGGTTGAACACTGCGGCGTAGCCGGCGATGACCGGCGAGCCGGCGGCGTTGACGCGAACTTCGACGGTGCCTCGGTGGTTTCTATGCTCCACTGGTGCCTCCCAAGGGGACGGTGGACACGTCATCAGCGAGCGGCTCGGTCAGGTCCGGCTCGGTCGCTTCGACCTTGTCGATCTTCAAAGGCTCCGTGCCGACGGGGGCCATCGCGACCGGGTAGTAGTAGACGTCGCCGTTCTTGATCGGGCCTCGGCCTTCCGCGATCGAAATGTCGCTCGGGCTCATCGCGCCGACCATGAACTGCTTCTGGTAGTAGTCGGCGCGCGCTGACTGGTCGCCGCGCAGCAGCCCGTTCACGTCGAAGAACACGCGGACACCTGGCCGGTTGAACAGCATGCGCCGCGTCCACGCCTCCTCGAGCCGCCAGATCCACGGCCGCAGCGTGTACGTCACGAACCCGATGCCCTGCTCTTCGACGCCTGACCCGTAGGTCGTCGTCTTGGAGAGCTCGCCGATCATGTACGGCGGCACGCGGTAGAACCGTGCGATCTCCTCCACCGAGAAGCGACGCTGTTCGATGAACTGTGACTGCTCCGGCGTGATCTGGATCGGGTTGAACTTCGCGCCGCCAGTCAGCACAGGAGGCATATGCATGTTGCGCAGGCCCGAGTTCGTCTTCGCGAAGTCGTGCTTGAGCTCGCGCGCCTGCTCGATCGTCGGCTCGTCCGGGTGCTCGATCACGCCGGACGAGTTGAAGCCGTGGCCGAAGAACCTGGCGCCCATTTCCTGGCCGGCGATCCCGCTGCCGAACATGCGACGCGCGATCTCGAGCGGCGCGAAACCGCGCGGCCAGTTCGCGTTCGGCTGGAAAGCCATGATGTGAAACATCTCCGGCCCCGCGACCACGCGGAACGGGCCGACCGGCGACTGCTGCCCTTGCGAGATCGTGATGTAGTAGACGAGCTTCAGCGACCCGTCCTTCTGACGCTCGCGGTACACCTGCACGTTCTGCGGGTTCAGACACCACGCCTCGACAACCTCAGCACCGTCGAGGACGTTGAAAACGAACGCGTTGCCGTCGCCGAGCAGCGAGACGACCTGGTTGAAAACGAAGTCGACGCTCGTCTGCTCCGGGTTCGGCACGTCCATCCACACCGGCCGCGGCCGAGACTTCGACTGCACGCCCTGGTCATCGACGGTGAACGTGTCGACAGGCAACGTCGCGATCGAATCGCCGATCAGGCTCTGGCACGCCCACACTGCGCTGACGCCGAGCGACGTCTCGCGGCTGACGCGCACGCCGGTCGCCTGATCGACGCCACCGGGCAGATCCTCGTTGCCGGCGGCCCAGCCCTTCCAGAACGCCGCATCGGTGATCGTGCGCGCGTCGACCGGGTCACGGTCGCGCAGCAGCGCGTTCAGCAGGGTCACTGCATGCTCCTCTCGGCCAGCGCAGCGCCTACGACGACCAGGAGGCCGGCGACGACGAGCGCGGCGGGTACGGACACGCGCCAGATGCCGTCGACGATCGCTGCGGCGCCGAGCAGCTCGGCCGCGCTTAGCGCGACTGACAGAAACCGCTTCATCGGCCCTCCGGGCTACTCGATGGTCGAAAGATCGATGACGCGCGGCGCCGGTTTCGGCCGCTGCGTCTGTGCGCCCCACAGGGCGAGCGTTTGGGCGACGAGCGTGGTGATGTCGCCACTATCGGCGGTGCGCCGCTTCCACTTCCACCGGTCGCCCATCGTTCCGGGCCGCGCGGCGACGAGCGCGTCGTCGAGCTCGGGTTGCGGCGCCGGGTAGCGAAACATGCCGGTCGCGACGGTCTTGACGAACCCGGCGCACGCGTTCGCGTAGTCGTCGGTGCTCGCCTTGATCAGCCCACGCGTCTCGGTGATGCCGGCGGCCTCTAGCTCGGCGATCAGCATCGACGCGGGGCCTCGCGCGTCGACGACGAGCTGGCAGCGTCGCTCCATGAGCGCGACGCACATCGGCACGATCCAGTCGACGCCGCGCTTGTGCTCGACGGTCGCTCCCTGCCACCGCAAGTCGTCGCGTCGGCCGGCGACGTTGATCGCGCCCCACGCCTGGTCGGGGCTGACATCGATTGCGAACGTCTGACTGCCGGTGATGCGCTGTGACTGGTCGTGCTCGCCGCATGCTGCCCAGATCTCGCGCGGCACGGTGCGCTCCGCGTCGCCGGTCGTGTCCGGCCATGCGCCGATACCGAGCCGTTCAACGGCGAAGCCGCGCCGGCCGAGCTCGACGGTGCGCTCGTGCTCGACGTACTCCTCGGAGATGCGGATGCCGAGGCCCGGGTTCGCTTGCGCCCAGATCTCCGGGTCGGATGCGATCTCGTCAGGGACGCGGCTCGGGTCGTCGCCCTGAGCGGACCATTCGAACCATGCGACCCGCGCGTTGCCTGCGAGCCCGGCTTCACGGACCTGCGCGAACGGGACACCGTCGTGTGACGGCTCCTCCTCATCGACCGCGGACCCGACATAGAGAGTCTGCGTGTTGCCGTGCATCGACTGCGCAGCCTGCGTCGGAGAGATCGAACTCCGGTCGCTCTCGCCGAGGAACATCGCCTCGTCATAGACGATCCGCGCCGCGCTGAGGCCTCGGCCGCCGCCGCCGGCTCGCGTCGTGAAGATCACCTGCTGGCCGCCGTGCAGTTCGATTGCCTCGGAGCCCTTGCCGCGCGGCGTCGCGGCAACGCGAGCGTCGAACTCGGGTACGCCGCGGATCAGGTCGACCATGCGACGGAAGTGCGCAGTCGCGGTCTTCTGCAGGTGCGCGGTGTGGATGATCAGCGCCTCGTCAAACAGGAACAGGCCCGCGAGCTCGATCGCCTCGAGGATCGCGCCCTTCCCGTTCTGCCGGCCAACGCACAGGCCTACCGTCGGCGCTGCCCACTTCCCGTCGGCACGCTCGCCGAACGCGTGTCGGACAACGAACTGCTGCCAGTCGTCGAGATAGAGGCCGGCGAGCTCCGCCAGCGCGATCGCCTCGTCGCCAGCGCTCCCGACGTAGTCAGGGATGTGGCAGAGGCGAGGGCGCTGGGCGCCGCGGATGTCGACGACCGTGGAGGCGCTCCTTGAGCTCATCGATGCCGTCCTTCTTCTGAGCCGGCGGCGCGAGCTCGCGCAGCGTCTGCATGTGATCGCCGATCACCCTGGCGCACATCGACTTCGACGTCGCCGAGTTGCCCGGATTCTCAAGCTCATACGCGAGCGCTCGAGCCGACGCGGCAGTCGCGCTCGCTGCAAGCTCAGGCGAGCGGGCGCGCAGCTCGTCGAGCTCGCCGTCGACCGCATCGATGACGCCGCGGCCACACGCGTCGATCGCCTTCAAGTCGAGCAGCTTCTGCGCGTCCTCGGTTGACATCTCCACGAGCGTTCGCGAGCCGAACGGCCCGAAGACGCTGACGACATGCCCTCGGACCTTCGGCGCCGATTTCGCTGCGGTCGCGGCCTTGCGCGCAGCCATCGCTACCACCACCTGGCGCGGTCGGCGCGCGACTGTCGTCCGGCAGTCGCGCGGTTGCAGCAGGTGTGCTCAGGCCCGGTGTAGACGGCCCGGTCGAGATCGTGATGGCCGAGATCCCAGCCGCACCCGGTCTTGCCGCAGTGCGGACAGGCAATCGCCTTCGTCGGAGAGATCAGACGAAGGCATCGGGCGCACACGACGACACCAGCAGCGACCGCCGGCGCAAAGCGAGCTCGGAGAGCCCGATGCGCGGCTCCGTAGCCACGTTCAGACGTCGAACCACGAGATTTTCTGGCCCTCCGACCAATCCCTTGTCGACTTTCCGCGTTCGGGGGGGGGTCCAAACGACTCGGGGTCACGAAACGCCATCCTGCAGAGTTTCGACCCACCCTTCCCGTGCGAGAGCGTCGCGGCTCGACCGTACGACCGGTGACCGGTCGGTGTCTCTCACCGTAGATCCCAGGGTTGACGTCGAGCCTGTACTCCCATGCTCACTCGCTGTTCGCGTTCGCGGGCGTGGAGCGGACAGCGGCAGGTGTAGCTGCCATCGCAGCGGCTACCGGCTGTGGTGGAACGTGAAGAGAACGCCGTGGGATCGCCTGGCTCGCTTCGTGCTCCGCGAACCTCAACCGTTGGGCGACGTGCATGGTTGCTCATGGGTCGGACGTGATGGCTTGACCTTCAGCCATGCGAGCGCGGTGACGATCCCAGATATCCAGCCACTCAGCGATCGAGAGTAGTTCTGAGCCGAAGCCAGCTCGGTGCTTCGTCACACGCACGATCTGCTCGTGCGCGCCATCGGCGGTGATCCGCAGCAGCACGAGATCTTCGCCGTGCTCAGGCGCACGCATGATGTGTTCGATCCAGATCGGTTCAGGCATCGTGGTCTAGCCGATAGCTGCCTCGATGGTCGCGAGAACGCCCGTGATCTGCTGATCGATGATGCTCCTCGAGGCGGCTCGCGCTCGCTCTTGCGGGTTGAGGCCGTTCGACTGCGTGAAGCCGTCGATGAACGCCTGGTAGT